TGCAGAAGCGCTAGCAATTGTGAATGTGGAAGCAGTTGTTAGGTATGCAGGATATGCAGAAGTTACTTCCCAAATTGGGATAAAACTTGTACCGATAGAGGGCTGGTAACCAAAAATGTTAACGCCATTATGAAACCCAATTTGCCCACGGGCAACTTGCAACTCAAAAGGCTCATACCTTCCTTGTTGCGTAATCGATTTAGCCTTTGGTGTAGCCATGAATAATCTCCTTAAAGTTTAAAGATAGGGGCCGAAGCCCCTAGAGATTAATCAAAGTTACCGTAGGGGTAAGCTGTAGTTGTACCGATGTTTCCGTCAGGCTGTGTGTAACGCACAGTCAAGTACAAAGTACCAGCATTGGGAGCAGGAGTACCTGTACCAGTCAACACCAAACTCATCACAACTTGTGAGAACGTAGCTGGCTCAACCGTACCTGTGGGGTTGGTAAAGTCAGCAGTGGTTGCTTGGATAGCAGTCAACTGAGCACCAGTGAAAGTTGTAGAGTAACGACCAGCAGTCAATGTGTTCGCACTGGCTGTCAAAGTTACTGAACCGTACTGAGTACCGTTGAATTGGTTACCGATGTTTACCACACCAGCAGTCAATGTAGAACCAGATGTTCCAATGGCTGTACCAATGTCAACCAAGAAGTCATTGATCTGTGAACCTGTGGGGATGTAAAACACAGCGCCGCGATACACAGTTGTAGCTGCGTCAGCAGTGATGGTTGCGGCTGTGGGAGGATATACAGAACTAGAGTTTGTATAAACAACAGCATTAACGTTGGGGATCAAGTTGCCATTGACAAACTGACCGTTACCACCGGGGTAACCAGCAGTGCCGTTTCCGCCAGTGTTGGCGAAGTTCATGTCAATGTTTTGAGCGAGGTCGGTATAACCTACGTCGCGGATAGGGCCAAATCTATTTGAGCCAGATAGAATCGGGCCGGAGAACGTGGAACGTGCCATGATAAATTCCTTATGCAAAAGTCTCTTGTTAATCGTTGCATCGTGACCCCTGGGCGGGCTGGCAACAAGAGAAAAATCCCAGACAGCCTTCAATATACACTATTCCTTGGGTGTGTCAAGAAGTTTTTTCTTGTTTCTTGCAGCCATCATTTTTGATTTCCAAATTGGATCCGCCCACAGTGCTTTGGCTGCGGCTTTTTTAGCAGCTTTGACTTCCTCACGGTTAGCAATTTCTTTGTTGTTTGCAGTTTGTTTAGCCGCATACTCAGGGTCAGCCCACTGAGCTTTAGCTTGAGCGCTGGTTTTAGCTTTGGACTTGTCTGTATTACGAGCTTCCTTGATGCTTTTAGCCAGTGTACCCCCTTTTGTTTCCCACATCTTTTTAGAATTGATTGACTTAGATTCAAGTGCTTCTGGCGTATTCTGAGCTTTGGTTTGCCCTGCAACTACTTTGGCGCGATACTCTGGGTCTTGCCAATGTTCTTTGGTAAATCGTCCATCAGCGGCTTTTTGTTCTTCCGATTTAATATATCCGCTTGGGCCTTCGCCACCATCAGTTAAATTAAATAATGTTCCTGTTTTTAAATCCCGACGTCCATACAGTTTGATAAGCTCCATCTCTTTGGCAAAAGCTTCTTCTTCATTTTCCGTTTCAAATACACGCTCACAAACGGCAACAAAATTGCGCTGCTTTAAATGCGAAATAAAGTCTTGAAACGGTTTATTGTGAGATCCTCTTGACCAATGCGATAAATCACGATCTCCTGTACCTTTACCTACGTACACAGGCTGGCCTAGTTTAAGAGGGCGGGGGTCAAAGTAAACATAAACATAAAACATAGTTAACTCCTTTTAGAAGCCTTAACTATATATCAATGGATGGTGATTGTCAAATATATTTTCTAAATACTTTTCGAAAACGAGTTACGATACAGGTAACGTATAACAAGATAATAAGTACAATAACCCCAATAAAAAAGGCCCCGAAGGGCCTTCTCAAATCGCGCTAAGTGCTTGATTTTATTAGAAAGAACCTGAAGAACCCCAGATTCCCAATGGATCAGACCAGCCGAATGAGTAACGCTCACGTGATTTATAACGTACGTTACCCGTATCGAAGTCTCCATCCATTGACTGAGCCAAGGGAGTACGCACAAAGTGCTTCAATCCGTTTGGTACGTCAGTGGTCAAGAACCAAGCATTGGGATCTGTCAAGAAGTGGTTGACAGTGTAACCCTCTGGGATTGCGCCCATTTGCTTGATAGCGTTGATGTCGTTGTTTGTGGTAGCGACGCGGAGTTCGGTATCCAACAAACGTTTTGCAACGAACATCAATTGTGGAGGAATAATCAACTTCTTGGGCTTTGCAGCGATCAAGAGTCCACGCTCGTCTGTCCAAGCAGCGATTTGAATAACGGCGGCTTCAATAGAAGTCTCGTTCAAATCAACTTGGGTAGAAGGAGTGTTGGAGTTGGTTCCACCATTCACCAAGGGGTGAGAGTAGTTAAACAAAGACACGCCATCGCCGCCAACATAGCTAGAGTTGAAGCCGTTGTTCAATACGGCAGCAGCCTTAACTTGCTTGGTATAGGCCATCGCACGAGCCAAGCCTTTGGTGTAACGACCAGACAAGCTGTCGTACAAGTTATCTTCAATCGCCTCTTCAGTGATTGAGAAACCCAAAGCAATGGTTTCGTGGTTATAGCGAGTTGTCCATGCCTCTTGAGCATTGTCATAAGCGATGGCTGTACCCTCGTTTTTGACTGGTGCTGCTGAGAAGCCAGACAGTTTTGTTTCTTCCTCGAATGAACGCTCAGAGGTCTCTGTTTCGTAGATCTCTTTGTGCTCTTCGCCATAACGTGCATACTCTAAACCGAACAAAGCGTTCAAGCCTGGGAGCAGCTCTTTCAATAGTTGTGCGCGTGAAATAGCCATTTGTTAGCTCCTTAATTAAACGCCAGTAGCGTTGAAGTAGCTATGGAAACCAAAGTTCCAAGTTACCAACACTTCGGGATAGCCAGTGAATGTAAACGCTGTAGCTGTAGATTGAGCCGATGCAACTGCACGGTTAATCGTTACTGCTGTTCCGTTTACTGCGGTTACATAGGTATTGCTACCAGCTGTAATGCCAGGACCAGAAACTGCCATTCCGGGCCAAATTGCAGAGTTAGACGCAGACAATGTGATTGTCGTTGAAGAACTCGTAGCATTTTGAACCACGCTCACAGCTGTATCAGGGACAACACCCACGATACGGAAAGGAGCACCGGAAGTCAAAGGAGTAGTGGCAGATCCAGATGACTGAGAAATAGCAGAAGCTGCAAGAGCCACGCCACCAGCAGAGTCACCAGTAGTGGTAGAACCACCAGGGCCTGTGTAGAACACGTTAGCACCAACGTATGCTGGGTTAGCATAGAGGATCGTAGAGCTTTGTGCAGAGCCGCCTTGAACGACAGCAGTGCGGAACACAGCTTGGGGATCATCTACAACATAACCGATAGCGTCGGTAGCTGCTGTGCTAGCTTGCCAATATTGGTAACGATTCTTACCATAGATTGGGCCGCCAGTTGAAGAGTATTCACAACCAACAAAAATACCAATGGTACCAGCTTGAGCTGATGTGGTGTTGTATGCAAGTTGTGTGGGAGTGATACAGCCAATGTTATTGCCTGTACCGATGTCAACAACGTCACCGTTGAAGATTGAAGTGCTGTAACCGTTTAGGATAGGGAACATGCGAGTAGAACCCGCAAATACTCTACCACCAATCAGGTTAACAGGCTTCAGGCCGTAAGGGGCCGAAACGATAGGATATGCCATGTTAATTCCTTAAAATTTAAGAACCAGAACCGAACGTAACCCTACTCTCCCTTTGTTTGAACAAAGGCATACGAGGATCAGCGTCCTTCATGAAAGTGTTATCCACGGAGTCCATCTGGGCTTGGTTTTGATTGGCGTAATATTTCGCACGCTGATCAAGAAACTCAGTAGGAATACGGCATAACACCAAGCCACCAATCTCAATGTTGCCTTTAAAGCGACCTTCAGTTGGGGTGTGCATCATTAACTCAGGATACTCTTCTGCTTTGCAGAACTCATACCCTTCACGAAGTTTGGAAGAAATATTGCTGGCATCTGACTGCCCGCCATAGCTGATACGAATGTAACGGTGTTTCCAACCGGGACGTTCGTCAGGCATTGGTAAAGTCTCGGGCGGTTTCCACGCCTCGGGTCTCATTGATACCTTACGAGTTTCCATCTCGCGACTTAATCTACCTTGTGTTTCAGCCATTTTTATTCTCCATTCCTAAGTAAAGCAACCTGTTTAGCGTACAACTCCAAAGGCACCCCAAGACGTTTCGCAATGTTCGCTTGTGATGTCTTCAACTTGATACGACCAGGCGGTGTGCTACGCGTAGCGGGTGCTACGACATTAGCAGGTCTAGTTGTTGCACGGCGTGGAGTCTCGTCCTCGTCCGGTTCAGCCCTTCTTTTAAGAGGTGGCTCGTTGTCCTCATCGCTCTGAAAAAATTCAGGAAATCTTTTGCGCATCGTTTTATCGATGGTTCTAAAGTACTCTTCAGTACCCAAGTAGTTAGCACCATACTCCCGCGCCAACTTCTTGTCAAGCCCCATCGCCATATTTGTCATATCTTCATAACCTTCCTTCTGGAACCAATCGCTGTTCTCCTCGACCCAGCGCTGTGTTCTTTCAGGAATCTTAGGCTTCTGAACCTGTTGCGTTTGTGGCAAAGGTTTGTCCTCAACCTCAATCGGACGCATGGTCCAAGCTCTATCCAATCGGACTGTTGCTTTCGCAATCTCCTCTTGGGCTTCCGCTAACGCGTCAGGATCAGCCGCCTCAAATGCTTTCTTGTATTTGGCTTTAGCTGCCTCCAACTCAACTTGCGCCGAGGTTTTAGACTGCTCAACCATGATCTTGGAGCCGTTCGCAAGCTGTTGCTGCAAGCGCTTATTCTCCTCAAATACCTGCCGTGCAAACTGTTCAGCTGCCTCACGTTCCCGCAAAGCTTCTTCTTTCGCACGACGCTCATCGTGATAGCCCTTGGTAAAACGCTTGATGCGTTTCTGTACCTTCTCGTCGTAGGAGTCCAACTCTTCATCAGTTACTTCCTCGACTGGAGCCGCCATAGGCTTGCGCCCGCGATCTTCGACAGGCGTATCGTCTTCGATTTCTATCTCTAACTTTGGCTCTGCCTTTTCTTCAGACGTATCTTTTTCTATCTCATCAGGAAATTTAAAATCAGACATATTTACTCCTTATGCTGCACGGGTGATTCCGCGCGGATCTTCAACAACAGCCTCTAC